CAATACTCGGCCGCCTCCAAATGGCGACTAAAAGCCAACTCCACCTCATATCCGGCGCTCGCGTAGATGCCCGTAATCCATTCACGCCAAGCGGGTACCTCTGAGTCGGCCATGCCGATGATCGGGAGTGCGTCATCCCCTTGCGTGAGTGAATACGCATCATAGTCATCAAACGCATCACGTTGCATTGTGACACTATCATCGGTGTTGGTGCTACTCGTGGTGTTCTGCCCACTCCGTTGGCCGTCATCACAACGGTAACGTATCCCGCCGGAAGTGTCACCGTAAATGTCATGCGACGCCTGTAGCTGGCAAACGGTCTCATGCGATGCTCCAGCACGAGCACAGCTATCGGCATACGCCTCCTTCGCCTCACGGCGTTTCGATTTGTCCTGCCTGACGATGTCGATCGTGCAAAACATGGGAGGACCCACGAGCTTGGCCAGGGTTGTTTCGAGCCATGCGTCAACGTCCTCGGCCGTCATCCCAACGCCATACGTTACATGTCCATGCGCGTCGAACTCATTGCCCTCGCGCATGCATTTGCTACGAGCATGCACATGCGGTCCCAAAAGAAACGACTCCTCGGCCGTGCTGGCCTGTATAATGCGTGGGTCGGCGGATTTAACCTCACCCTTGCGATATCCGTATCCAACCTCACGTTTGACATGGGCGGCCGTACGTGCATTGCGGGCATAACTAATCCCTATAAGCCCGTCAGCGCCACGGATGAGCCGACGCTTCTTCCTAGTCGGGAACCGGGCCACCCACACATCAAAGGGCGTGTCCATGTAATCGGTCCCAACCGTTCGCTGGTGGAACCGAGAATTTGGCCAGTAACCAGGATCGTGCGGTGCCACAGGGGCCAACACTCGTCCAACAAGGCCACGAGCCTCATTGTGCCAACAAGTCGCGGCAACGGTGCAAGGTACTCCAAAATCAATGCCGTGCTGCTCAACGGCGCGCAAAGTGTTACACTCGCGCGCTCCAGGGTGGCCGTACTTGGCCGGTACGTTCACGCGCGTCGTATCCATCGTGGCGCCAGAGCGAAGGACGTAATCGGTTGGTAATCCGTAACAAACCTCCTCGCCCACCACGTTGCCCACAAGCGACGGCGTGTACATGGTTGCGGTTTGAAGCAGGGAAAAGTCGACGTCCGGGCACTGCCGTAACGTATAGGCCCGTGCCATCTCGATGGCCTCATCTTCGCCCACAGTTTCTTTCGACAGGAAATAGCCCTTGGCAACATCGTAAGCCTGCTGCGCTTGCTGCGCCTTCGTAGGCAACGACGGGCCAGGGTCCGCAGGCTCAGCCTCGTCCGACTCAGGTTCCTCTACGTCAGTGACGTCGAGGTCGACACCCTGCGATGAGACTCGGC